ATGTAGAGGTAACCTTTAGACCATGAGAACACTTATATACGACACTCCTTTAGCAGATGCTATACACCTTGAAGGCACAATAGAATCTGAAGCTATTACGCAAGATACACCCGTACCGTTTCGAGTACCTATTATACGCGTTGATGGTGTCATTGATATGGATGCAACCGTAGCGTTAGTGCATGAAATGGAAGATCGGATAGATCAAGAGATAGCTGAGGGTTTAATAATTGGTCGAGTACCTGTTTAATGATCGACCCCATAACCGCTATTGCTGGGGCAAGCAAAGCCTTTGCTATGGTGCAGGGGATGGTTCAGGCTGGACGCTCAGTAGAAGATACAATGGGGCAGATAGCGTCTTGGTACGGACATGCTAGTGATGTTCTTTATCAGGAACAAAAAGCATCTAAAGTATCACCGTTTAAAAAAGTAGTTTTTAGTAAGAGTGTAGAAGCCGAAGCAGTAAAAGCTTTTGCACGTAAGAAGAAGATACAAGAGCAACAGAAAGAGATCATGTTAATGATTCGATACGCTTATGGTGACGACGGCCTACGTGAGTTCCGTGAGTTAAAAAGAAAAATAGTACAGGAAAGGCAAGACACCGTATACAGACAACAAGAGCTAAAGGAAAACATGTTGTTAACTTTGTTTGGTGTAGTGTTTTCAATAATAACTTTTGGTTTAGTTTCAGCAGTGCTAAAGGAAATTAAAGGATGAGTAGAACAGAAGAATTATTAGCAAGGCTCGAAGGACATGAGAAGGAATGTCTTGTTCGTTATGAGATGATCCAACGTCAGCTTGATACAGCAACTAAGGACATCGCTAGTAACCGTCAAGCTGTCTTTGCTCTGTACCCTTTTATCCTTGGTGCTATTGTGTTTGCTGAGTACATACGATGATACAAGCTTTTATTGGTCCAGTAGCAGATCTTGTTGGTGGTTACTTCCAACGTAAAGCTGAAGAGAAGAAAGCTGTCCATGAAGCTAAGATGGTAGCCATACAGCAGGACGGAAACTGGGAAAACATCCATGCTAACAATGCAGCTAACTCTTGGAAAGACGAATGGTTCACACTGTTGTTTTCAATACCGTGTGTACTAGCGTTCTTTCCTAGTATGGTTCCTATTGTTATGGATGGGTTTGCTGCCTTAGAAGCTATGCCTGAGTGGTACAAAGGTTTTCTAGGCGCTGCTGTTGCGGCATCGTTTGGCCTACGTGGTCTGGCTAACTGGAGAAAGTAATGGCTGAAGAAGGAATGCTAACAAGTGCAGAGCCTGCTCAAACCTTTACTTTTGTTAGGGGAATTGAGACAGGAAGAGGTTCCCAAGATTACCTTTATGGCCAAGAAGGCGAGGTTGAACAGCTTACAACTGACCAACTAAAAGATTACTTTGAAGGCGATAATGTAAACAGACTCCAAGAGCAGTTTGGTACGTTTGATAATTACCTTGCTTACATGACTGAGCGTGAGCAGTTAATTCAGTCTGGTGACTACGACACAGGCAACTGGGCTGAAGCTGATACTGGGTTTAGCGAAGATCAAGAGATGATTCTTGAAGGTGACGCTGATCTTACTATTGACCCTAGCGACCCCGGTCAAAACCTAGAAAACCTACGTAGACAACAAACAAGCACACAGCAAGGCGCATACAACAATTGGATTAACTCTGAAGCAAACCAAGCACTGCTTGAAAAGTACGGAGTTAGCGGTACTGTTTACAGTGACAGTGGCGATAAATTTCAATGGAACGGTTCGGGTTACGTTAAAGTAGAAGACGCAGGTGCTGGAGTAGGAGACTATGTAAAGATAGGTCTTGCTGTTGCGGCTGGCGTTATGGCTGGAGCAGGTATTTCAGAGGCTTTGTCAGGCGTTTTAGGCGCAACAGGATCGGCAGCGGCAGGTGCTGGTTTAGGCTCCGTTGTTTCTCAGGGCATAGCAACTGGAGAAATTGATTTAGAAAAAGCTTTGATTGCTGCTGCTACCGCAGGAATAACAAACGAGTTTTCAGAGTTTTTAACTGAGTATGTTGAAGGCTCTACTCAAGAACAGCTTCAACGTCTTAGAGACATACAGGCTACTGTACAGCCCGGAGGAGAGGCTTACCAAGCGGCGCAACAGCAAATAGATCTATTAACTGGTGCTTTAGAAGCAGCGGATATAGCCAATCAAGGTGGCAATGTAATTATGAACTTGACTGGAAATGCTCTTGAAGCATACAACCAGTATCAAGACATTCAAGAAAACCTTGATGAATTTGTAAATCAAAACGAAGACGCTGCTTGGCAAAGTCCTGATGTTGGTGAAGTTTTAGGGGAAGTTCAAGTACAACTTCGTGATTACGTTTCAGAGCTAGAAGAACAGGAATCTCGCGGAGGCGGTGGCGGCGGTGCTGGTGATATTGATGACAGCGATACTGGTGGTGGTGATGTTGTAGATGTAACAGAAGACGACACTACTGATGTTATAGATGACGGGACAGATCCCTTACCTTCTGACACTACTGAAGGCAATACAGAGCCTGCACCGGACGGTATCGACGACGATCCTACTGGTAACTATCCTTTCTTTCGCGTATTAAATGGTGAAGTTTACGTTATAGATATGCAAACAGGTGAGATGGTTCTTGCTGATGAGTACGGACAAAATCTACCATCCGGTTGGTGGGAAGGCTATTTAGGAGACGCTCCAGAAGACGGTTTGTATAATGATAACGGTACTCCGGTTGGAGACGATGATGATATTTCTCCGCCTGAGCCTGAAGTTACACCTTTACCATCAGTAACAGGTCCAATAAAAGGCGGTACTACTATAGTAGAGGAGCCTGAGCCTGAACCTGAAGGAAACGGAGACGGTACTGGCCCGGTAAAGGGTGATCCTACAAGACAAGCACCTATACAGCCCGGCGATGGTGATGGCAATGGTGACGGTGATGGTGATGGTGACGGTGATGGTGATGGTGATGGTGATGGTGATGGTGACGGTGATGGTGATGGTACTGGAATCGGCACTGGCGCAGGAGGAATGTTATCACCAAAGGGGGCGTTTAAACCCTACATGACTTCGATAGGTTACACACCTGTACAATTACAACAGCTTATTGCACCGCCTAAAAAAGATTACTTTAGAGAACTTGATGGGTTAATTGGTCGCAGTTTATTTGGGAAGATGCTTAAATGACGTATTTAAATTTAATGAACAGTGTATTGCGTAGATTGCGCGAAGAAGAAGTAACAAGTGTTACAGAATCTACATACGCAAAGATGGTTGGTGACTTCATTAACGACGCTAAAGTAATGGTAGAGGAGTCAACTGACTGGTCTGCACTGCGTACAACTATAAGTGTTAGTATTTCTTCTGGTAACAATCAGTACTCTCTAGCTGGCTGTGGTGACAACGTAAAAGTAATGTCAGCTTTGAATGACACTGAGAACTGTTACTTAGCCTACCAAACAAAAGACTGGTTTAATGAGCAGTTGTACCTTAATGATGTAGTAGAAGGCGCTCCACGGTACTACACCTTTGACGGCTTAGACGACAACGGTGACACTCAGGTACTTGTTAGTCCTCGTCCTACTGCATCCCAGACACTTAGGTTTGATGTTATCAAGCGACAAGCTGAGTTAACTGCTAACGCTGACAACTTACTTGTACCTGAAAAGCCTGTGATTCACCTTGCAGTAGCACTACTTGCTCGTGAACGTGGTGAGACAGGTGGTACTTCTACTGCTGAGTACTTTACTATTGCTGATAAGTACTTGTCCGACGCTATTGCTATTGATGCAGCAAAGCACCCAGAAGAGATGATCTTTAGGACTATCTAATATGGCACAACAACTAAGCAGTATTAATCTTGTAGCACCAGCGTTTAAAGGTATTAATACCGAAGACTCTCCTATTGCTCAAGATCCTTCGTTTGCGGAAATAGCTGACAACGCTGTTATTGATAAGCGTGGTCGTATTGCTTCTCGTAAAGGTTACGAAGTTGTCACTACAAACAAAGGCACTCTATCAGCTAACAAACCTCTTAGATCTATAAAGCAATTTAAAAAGACTGACGAAACTTTTGTTGTTTTTTCCGTAGGCGATAATAAAATATTTAGTGGTACTACTACTTTAGTAGACGAGTCTGCCAGTCTT